TGTCACGCGCAGGATTGCGGGAAACTGGAAAGGTTGAAAAGTGTCCACAATTAGCCACATTTCGGACTTAATCCCTGATAAGTCGAACAGAAGGCAGCATAATCCCCGAAATATTGGGATGGTGGTCGATGCGCTCCAGAAGGTTGGCGCGGCTCGTTCGATCGTCATCGACGAGCACGGGGTCATCCTAGCCGGCAACGGCGTGACCGAGGCTGCAGCGGAGGCCGGGATCACGAAGGTGCGGGTCATCGATGCCTCGGGGGACGAGTTGATCGCCGTCAGGCGCACGGGGCTGACGGACGAGCAGAAGGTCGCCCTGGCGATCTACGACAACCGCGGCGCGGAACTGGCCGAGTGGAATATCGAGCAGCTGGTGCAGGATCAGGCGAATGGGATCGACCTGACGCCGTACTTCTTCGCGGAGGAGTTGGCGAAGCTGCTCCCCGCTGATGGCACGGATGGATTGACCGATCCAGAGGAAGTGCCTGAGGAGCGCGAGACAGACATTGTGCTCGGCGACCTGTTTGAGCTTGGCCGGCATCGGCTGATCTGTGGGGATAGTACAAACCCCCAAACGGTCGACAGGGTGTTGGCAGGAGTCAAGCCCCACCTGATGGTGACCGACCCTCCGTACGGGGTTGACTACGATCCATCTTGGCGCGCAGACGCAGGTGTAAATAAAAATAAAGATAAGCTGGGGAAGGTCGAGAATGACGACCGCGCGGACTGGCGTGACGCATGGGTCTTGTTTGCTGGCGAGGTCGCCTACGTGTGGCATGACGGTAGGAATGCGAGCGCGGTGCAATCGTCAATTGAATCGGCAGAATTCGAGATTCGCTGCCAGATCGTGTGGGTCAAAGACCGTTTCGCCCTTAGTCGTGGTCATTATCACTGGCAACACGAACCGTGCTTGTATGCCGTCAAGAAGGGCGGCACTGGACACTGGCAAGGCGACCGAAAGCAATCAACGGTATGGCAGATTAACGCGCGCGAAGATAAGGGCAGCGGCCACGGCACGCAGAAGCCAGTCGAGTGCATGCGCCGACCAATTGAGAACAACAGCAGCCCCGGCCAGGCCGTCTATGAGCCTTTCTCTGGCAGCGGGACGACCATCATCGCAGCGGAACAGACAGGCCGCGCATGCTACGCCATAGAACTCAGCCCGTCATACGTGCAGATAGCCATCGATCGCTGGGAAGCCTTTACCGGACTGAATGCAGTCAAGGTGGACGCATGACAGGCCGAAAACGCACACCGACGGCGCTCCACATCCTGCGCGGCAATCCCAGCAAGCTCAAGCTGTCGACCACCGAGCCGACGCCGGCCCTGATGGACGAGACGCATCCGGCGCCGGAGTGGCTCGACCCGGAGTCGAAGCGCGAGTGGGCGCGCGTCGCGCCGATTCTCGCGAGGAATGGATTACTGACGGAGATGGACACCGACGCGCTGACGGCCTACTGCTCGACCTGGGCGACCTGGCGGGACGCCAATCAGAAGATTCGCCAGTTCGGCGCGGTGGTCAAGGCCGGCAACGGTGCGCCGATGCCGTCACCTTATCTGTCGATCAGCCATCACGCGATGGGCGAACTGCGGCGATTCATGATCGAGTTTGGGATGACGCCGTCATCCAGGGCGCGGGTGCAGAAACAGCCCGACACGACGAAGGTGCGATCGAAGTGGGCCGGCGAGCTAGGTTGAAAGCTGAAACACACGCCGATCGCGCGGTCAGACTCATCAATGGGCTGAGTCATACCAGCGGCCCGTTCGCCGGCGAGTTGTTCGAGCTGCGGAAGTGGCAGGAACACCAGATCATCCGGCCGCTGTTCACGACCCGCAAGGACGGCCTGCGGCAGTATCGCACCTGCCTGCTGATGCTGCCTCGCAAGAACGGTAAGAGCGAAATCTGCGCGGCGCTGGCGATCTACTTCCTGCTCTTTGACGGCGAGGTCGGCGCGCAGGTCTACTCGGCCGCGGCTGACCGCGAACAGGCGGCGCTGGTGTTCAACGTCGCCGCGCAGATGATCCGCAACGATCCCGAGCTGCTCGAGGTCTGCGAAATTATCGACTCGCAGAAGCGCATCGTTCACCGCAGGAGCGGCAGCTTCTATCGCGCCATCAGCGCGGAGGCGTATTCGAAGCACGGCTTCAACGCCTCGGTTGTGATTTACGACGAGTTGCACGCGGCGCCCAGTCGTGAGTTGTGGGACGTCATGTCGACCAGCCAAGGCGCGCGCCTACAGCCGTTGATGCTGGCGATCACGACCGCCGGCTACGACCGGCACTCGATTCTGTGGGAACTCTACGCGCACGCGAAAAAGGTCAAAGAGAACCCGTCGATCGATCCCGCTTTCTTGCCGATTATCTTCGAGGCACCGATTGACGCCGACTGGACAAGCCAGGATGTCTGGAAGGCCGCGAATCCGGCGCTGGGCGACTTCCGGTCGCTGGAGGAGATGCAAATCGCCTGTCAGCGCGCGCAGTCGATCCCGGCGCAAGAAAACACTTTCCGAAGGCTGTACCTGAACCAGTGGACGGAGCAGAGCGAGCGATGGATCGACCTAGCGACCTGGGACGCCTCGGCCGGCGTGGTTGACGTCGCCGAGTTACGCGGTCGCAAGTGCTTTGCCGGCCTCGACCTCTCCAGCCGCACCGACCTGACGGCGCTGGTGCTGGTGTTCCCGGACGAGGATGGCGGCACGACCGTGCTGCCGTACTTCTTCGTGCCTGGCGACAACGTCGCGGCCCGAGAGCGCACCGACCGCGTGCCGTATGCCCAGTGGATCAAGGCCGGCCACATCACGGCCACGCCTGGGAACGTCGTCGACCAGGGCTTCATCCGCGAGCGGATCAACGAGCTGGGCGTGGAGTTCTCGATCCAGGAGCTGGCATTCGACCCGTGGAACGCGACCAAGATCACCACCGAACTCAAGGGCGACGGGTTCGAGGTCGTCGAGCTGCGGCAGGGCTTCCGGTCGCTCAGTGAGCCGACGAAGCACCTCGGGGCGCTGGTGGCCTCGAAGAAATTACGCCACGGGGGGCATCCGGTGCTCCGCTGGATGGCCTCGAATATGGTTGTGCGACAAGACCCGAATGGCAACCTAGCTCCAGACAAGTCCAAAGCCACCGACAAGATCGATGGCATTGTCGCGCTGATCACGGGTCTGGCTCGATCCATTGTGCAACCGCAACGCCGCTCGGTCTATGAGCGCAGGGGAGTGCTCGTCCTATGAAGAACGAACTGGTCAGTGTCAAGGAAGCGGCAAAGCTGGCGCGGGTGAGCGAGGACACGGTGCGGCGCTGGGTTGACAAGGGCGCGGTGCGAGTGCTGGTGGCCTCGCCGGCGGCGCGACGGCTCTTGGTCATGCGCGCGGACGTCGACCCGTCTTATCGCACGCCGAAACGTCGAGACGGGCAGTGACGACGTCTTAGACACGCACAGGGTGGCAGAGGGTGGCAGAACGCCACGCTGACCCTAGACCTGCCGAGGCGATCCGTGCGCTAGTAGCGGTGGATGCCCTCGACTCAGAGAGGTCTGCTCGATCGCCTGCTTGGCCGTATCTCGTCACCACGCTCGAAAAGCCTGACGATCGGCGGCACGGCGCTCGAAGACTTTATCCGCGACGGCCTGGTGATGGACAAGCAGAGCTTGGCCTTCTCGGTCGCGGCGGTGTATGCCTGTGTCCGCGTCATCGCGGAGACCACCGCCTCGCTGCCGCTGATCCTGTATCGGCGGCGCGCGGATGGCGGCAAGGATCGCGCGGACGCCGATCCGCTCTATGACCTGCTGAGAACCAAGCCAAACCCGTTCCAGACGTCGATGGAGTTCCGCGAGCAGATGATGTCGCACGCGCTCCTGCGCGGCAACGCCTACGCCAAGATCGTCCGCGACAGCGCCGGCAACGTGATCGAGTTGCTGCCGCTCGACCCCGACGGGATGACCGTCACCAGGGGATTTTACGGCCTGATCTACACCTATCGGCCAAGCGCGGGGAAGACCGAAGTCTATGAGCAGCCGAATCCCTCAGCCTACGCGCCGATCCTGCACCTCAAAGGACTGAGCACGAACGGGCTCGTCGGTCGCTCGGTGCTCCAAGATTCAGCCGAGACGCTGTCGAGCGCGCGCCTGGCCCAGCGCTACGGCCAGCGCATCCTTGAGAACGACGCCACGCCGTCAGTCGTCATCAAGCACCCGCAGATGCTCGACGAGGAAGCGGCGACGCGCCTGCGCGAATCCTGGCAGCGCGCCTTCTCCGGTTCGGGTCGCGCCGGCGGCACCGCGGTGCTCGAGGAAGGCATGTCCGTCGAGAAACTCTCGATGACCAGCCAGGACGTCCAATACCTCGAAACGCGCCGGTTCCTGCGGTCAGAGATCGCGTCGATCTTCCGCGTGCCGCCGCATCTGATCGGCGACCTCGACAAGGCGACGTTCTCGAACATCGAGCAGCAGTCGATTGAGTTTGTGACCCACTGCATCCGGCCCTGGGCGGTGCGGCTCGAGCAGGCCATCCACTGCGCGATCCTGAGCGATTCACCGCAGCAGAAACGCACCTTCTTCGTCGAGCTGATGCTTGACGGCCTGATGCGCGGCGACCTGCAGTCACGCTATGCCGCCTACAGTGTCGCCAGGAACGCCGGCTTCCTGAGCGTGAACGACATCCGCAAGCTCGAGAACATGAACCCCATCGACGGTGGCGACCGCTACCTGGAGCCGCTCAACATGCAGTCGGTGGGCGAGGATGGCTGATTACCTCGGGGAAGAGATCGACCTGCAACCGACCGAGGCCATGCAGCGCGAGGCCGCGATCGGCCTCGGGTTTCGCGAGGAGTATGGGCGCGGCGGCACCGCGGTCGGCGTCGGGACGGCCAGGGCGATCCTGAGCGGTTCGGAACTGTCGCCCGAGCGCGTCCGTCGCATGTATGCCTACTTCGAGCGGCACGAAATCGATCGAACCGCGCCTGGCTACGACGACGACGATGAGGAGTATCCCTCGGCCGGCAAGATTGCTTGGTTGCTTTGGGGCGGCGATCCGGGTCGAGCTTGGGCTACGACGAAGAGGGGCGAACTGATGAGAATCGACGAAATGAACCAACAAGGCGATCGCCAGCTGTCGCTGCGTCAAATGCCTTGTGAGTTTAAAGCGCACGAGGCGCCTCGCACGTTCGAGGGCTACGGATCGGTCTTCGGCGTCCAGGATGCCTACGGCGACATCGTCGAGTTTGGGGCCTTCACCGAGACGCTGAAGAAGTCGCATCAGTCGGGAATCATGCCGGCGATGCTGTGGCAGCACAATGCCGCCTCGCCTATTGGTGTCTGGACGGCGATGCATGAGGACGAGTACGGCCTGCATGTCATCGGCGAGCTGGCCGACACGACGCTCGGCAACGAAGCCTACACGCTGATGAAGATGGGCGCGCTCAGCGGCTTGTCCATCGGGTATTCAGTGGTGCGCGATGAATACGACCGCAAGCGCGATGCGCGTTTGCTGAAGCAGATCAACCTCTGGGAAGTCTCGCCTGTCACGTTCCCGGCCAACAGTGACGCGCGAGTCGACTCCGTGAAGAACGCCGACGGCGGCTACCGAGGGCTGGAGCGCATCCTGCGCGATGCAGGGTTCTCCCGCTCTCAGAGCAAATTGATCGCCAGTCGAGGATTAGGCGCGCTGCGTGAGGCAGAGGCGAAAGAGATCACGTTGTCAGACGCGGATGTCGCTGCCTTAGTAGCGAGATTCAATTAGCAACCGTTTAGTGGAGACGATCGATCATGAATGAGATCAAACAGGTGCTCGAGGCGCAGGCCCAAGCGTGGGAACAGTTCAAGAGCGCCAACGACGAGAAGCTGGCCGCAATCGAGAAGCGCAGCTCGGTGTCCGACTACGACGCCAAGCTCGCCAAGATCAACAACGACCTCGAACGGCTGAGCGAGTCGCAGAAGGCGATCGCCGCCGCGCAGACCCGCACCGAGACCGTGGTCGAGCAGACCAGCGACGAACACCGGAAGGCGTTCCAGCGCTTCATCCGCAAGGGTGACGCGATGGCCCTGGACGGCATCAAGGGCGCGCGCGTCAGCGATGACACGACCGGCGGCTATCTGGTGCCGGCGGCGGTCGTCGGGCCGATCGTGCAGCGCATCTTCGACAGCTCGCCCGTTCGTCAGGTCGCGAGAATTCAGGCGATCACCGGCAACGCGATCGAAGGCGCGGTCGATTACGGTCAGTTGTCCGTCTCGTGGCTCGACGAAGTGACGGCCAGCAGCGATCCCACCACGCCCTCGCTCAAGAAGTATCGCGTCGAGGTCAACAACCAGCGCAGCTCGCCGCGCATCTCGCCCGTCCTGCTCGAAGACGGCGCGGTGGACATCGAAGCGTGGATTGGCGAGAAGATCGCCCGTGACTTCGCGCTCAGCGAGAATACCGCCTTCGTGGCTGGCTCGGGTGTCGCGCAGCCTCGCGGCTTCACGACCTACACCACGGCGGCGACGGCTGACAGCTCGCGCACCTGGGGCCAGCTGGAGCACGTCGTCACCGGCAGCAGCGCCAGCTTCGGTTCGAACGCCAACGGCATCGACAAGCTGACCGACCTCGCGTACAAGGTCAAGGCCGGCTATCGGCAGAACTCGGTCTGGATGATGTCGAAGGCCACGCTGGCGACCGCTCGCCAGATCAAGACCAGCAACGGCGACTACGTCTGGCAACCCAGCGCCCAGGCCGGCACTCCGGCGACGCTGCTTGGCTACCCAGTGGTCGAAGCCGAGGACATGCCGGCGATCGCCGCTAACAGCCTGTCGGTCGCATTCGGCGACTTCCGGGCCGGCTACATGATTGTCGATCGCATCGGCCTCAGCGTGCTGCGCGATCCCTATAGCAATAATCCATACGTCACGTTCCACGCGGTGCGTCGTGTGGGCGGTGGAGTAGTCGATTTCGATGCCATCAAGTGCCTCAAGTTCTCGGCGTAACGCCATTTAAGTAGCAGGAGAAAAACATGCTTCGCGATTTACTCAACGACCTGAAAGTGACCTCCGCATTCAACTATGCCTCTCGGACGGCTACGGCGAATGGCACGAACATCATCGACATGCAGGGCTTCGGTTCGTGTTCCTTCGTGGTGCAGCTCGCCACGGTGACCACGGCCGATAGCTCGAACCTGTTCACGTTCACCATCACGCACGGTGACGACTCGGCGCTGAGCGATGCCGTCACCGTGACGGCGGCGACGGGTCTGCTTGGCAGCAATCTCGTGATCAACGACGCGGCCACGCAGAGCAACATGCGCGGCATCATGGGCTACGTCGGCGGCAAGCGCTACGTGCGCCTGGTCGCGACCGAAACCGGCACGGCCTCTGCGGCGTTCTCGGCTGATTGCATCCAGCACATGGGCGCGACGCAGCCGTCCGGCGACTCAGCGTTCGCCTAACTCGACCAGAGACGCGCTGGGGCTATCTCTGGCGCGTCTCTTCATCTTGGGTGTTGTCGATATGATTGTCGAAATGTTGCGGGACGTGGTGCTGTCCGATCGCGTGTTGCGCGTCGGCGCTGTCGACGTGCCTGACCCGCTCGCAGCGGCTTTGATCTATCAGGGCGTTTCTCGAGCGCTGGCAGCGCCGGTCATCGCGGCGTCAGTGCCGCCAGAAGTGAAGGGCAAACGACGTGTGGCAGTCACAGCCCGTTAGCACGCTGATCACGGCGCCGTCGGTCGAGCCGTTGACGCTCGCCGAGGCCAAGGTGTATCTGCGCGTCGATTCGACGTCCGAGAACAGCCTGATTACTGGCATGATCGTCGCGGCTCGGCAATACGTGGAGACGTACACCCGTCGCGCGTTGACGACGCAGACCTGGGACTTCCGCTATGCCGCGCTGATGGAGACGCGCCGGCCGTTGATCGTGCCGCGCGCACCCTTGCAATCGGTGACCTCGGTCACGTATCTCGACGACGACGGCGCGACGCAGACCTTCAGCAGCGCCGACTATACCGTCCGCGTGTTTGCCGGCCCGACCGCGGGTCGTGGCTACGTCGAGCTGGACGAGGACATCTCGCTGCCGTCGCTGTTTACGGACGCCTTGCTGCCGGTGACGGTGCGCGCGGTCTGTGGCTATGGCGCGGCAGCAGCGGTGCCGGACGGCCTGAAGATGGCGATGTATCTGCTGCTCGGTGATCTCTACGAGCAACGCCAGGAGACGATGACCTCGACGTCGTCCAGCACGAAGACCACGACCGAGCGGCTGATGGCACCGTATCGGCTGCTTGAGGTGCCATGATCATTGGATCACTACGACGGGAGATTGCCGTCGAGAACCCGACGCGCACGGCCGACGGCGAGGGTGGCTTCACGGACACCTATGCCGCGGCCTCGCCGTCTCCGGTCTGGTCGCGTCTGGAACCGGCCACGCCGCGCAACGTCGAGCGCCTGGTCGGCAACACGATCGACGCGCCGATCACGCACATCGTCACCATGCGCTACCACGCCAGCGTCTCGGCGATCACGCGGCTGACCTACGGCTCGCGGTATCTGTTCGTGCGCGGGATGCAGAACGTGGACGAGCGCAATGAAGTGCTACATCTGGCCTGCGAGGAGCTGGCGTGAGCTTTTCCTGGAACGGCCTGGGCGGCTTACGTGCGCAGTTGTCGGCGATGCCTGGGGAGTTGGCCGACGAGGCGGTGCCGATTATTCAGAGCACCGCGGATCAGGCAGCAGAGACGATTCGCCAGCAGTATCCGGTCGTCGACGGCGATCTGCGGCGTGGCGTCAAGGTGCGCGGCCTTCGGCGGGAGGGCGCCGCGGTCTCGATTGCGGTGGTCAGCACGGCGCCGCACGCGCACTTGTACGAATATGGCACGGTGCGTCGAGCGAATCTCAAGGGGGCCAATCGCGGCACGATGCCGGCCAGGCCGGTGGTCTCTGCGGTGGCGCCCAGGTCGAGACGCACGATGGATGAGGCGTTGATCGCCATGCTGGAGCGGAAAGCGCGAGAGGCTGTGTCGTGAGTTCGCCGCTCGCCGCAGCCGTGATCGCGAAGCTCGCAAACGACGCCACCTTGACCTCGCTCGCGCCTGGCGGGGTGTTTCGCGACGTCGCTCCGCAGGACACGACCGGCCCATATATGATCGTGACGCAGATGGCGCACGAGGACGTCTACCAGCAGGTCAAGGCGCTCGGGTTTGAGTCGGCCCTGTATCTGGTCAAGGCCGTGCAGTCGTCGACCTCAGCTTCTGGTGCGATGGCGGCGGCAGCTCGAGCGCATGTCCTGCTGCAGAGCGCGAACCTGACAATCACGGGATTTAACTGCATGGACGTGCGCCGCGAAGAGCGCGTGGAATACGTCGAGATCGACGACGAGGGCGATCGACGGTTCCAGCACCGCGGCGGCATGTATCGCGTTGAGGCGTCACCCGCATGATGCCCCAGAAGTTCCTCGTCGTGCATCCAGGCGCGCAGTTCTCGACGCACGATGTCCATGTCGCGCTGGTCGAGGGTCTGCGCGCGCGCGGCTGCGCTGTGGCCGAGTTTCGGCTGGACGGACGGATCGAGCGGCAGCATCAGTTCCTGCACTTTCTCTGGCGGCGCGAGAAGAAAGCCCGACCGGACACGCACTGGCCGAAGCCGACCGCCGCCGACGTGCTCTATCAGGCAAGTGGCGGCCTGGTCGAACGCGCGCTGCAACGCAATTGCACCGACGTGATCGTCGTCAGCGCGATGTTCCTGCAGCCCGAACGGATCGCGCTCTGCCGGCGAGCCGGTCTGCGGGTATGGCTGCTCTGCACCGAAAGCCCGTACGACCTCGAGCAGGAAATGCGAATCGCTGGCTTGTGCAACGGCTGCTGGACGAACGAGCGCACCTCGGTGCCGGCGCTGCAGGCGATGACGCCGACGGCGTATCTGCCGCACGGGTGGCGTCCTGGGGTGCATGATCAGGTGTCCAATGCGACGCCAGACATCGACGTGCTGTTCGTCGGCAGTCTGTTTAATGAGCGCCGGCGCTGGATCGAAGCCGTCGACTGGACAGGCATCGACCTGGCGATCTATGGCACGACCGAAATGCTCGGCTCGCGCTCGAGCCTGCAGGCGCATGTCCGCGGCCAGATGGTCAGCAACGTCGACGTGGTCGCGCTGATGCAGCGATCGCGGATCGTGCTCAATCTGTTCCGGGGCAGTCCTGGCGTCATTGCGGAGTCACTCAATCCGCGATGTTACGAGGCCACCGCTGCTGGTGCGTGCCTAGTCTCGGATGCGCGTCCTGAACTGACCGAGGTGTTCGGCGACAGTGTGCCGATCATCACGCCTGAGACGACCTCGTCGGTGCTTCGCGAGCTTCTGGCTGATGACGCGCGGCGTCTGAGGCTGGCGTCATCCGCACGGAAGGCTGTGGCCGCGGCCAGTTGGCCCGTGCGCGTCGATCAAATGTTGGCAAATATCAATCAGTGGCAGCAGTCGATGCTGTCGAGGAGTGCATAGGCGATGGCAAAATATCACGGCAGGAGCGGCTCACTGTTTCTCGCGTCGGCCAATGGCGGCAGCGCGGTCTCTGTTGTTAACCTGACGCAGTTCAGTCTGTCGCAGGAAACCGACACCGCGGACGTCACGGCGCTCGGCGACACCGCGCGGTCGTTCGTGCTCGGCGTGAAGAACAGCACGGCGACCTTCTCGGGCTTCTTCGCGGATGATGCGGACGTGCCGTTCGACGCCTTCGATCAGAACCAGAGCGGCGGCACCGTGCCGGCGTATCTGTATCCAGGCGGCAGCACCGTGGCGAGATACTGGCACGGCGCGGTCTGGCCGACCGCCGTCTCGATCGAAGACGGCGTCGGTGGCGCGGTCACGATCAGCGGCACGCTCCAGTTCAACGGCGCCTGCACGCGCGTCGGGTAATCGCTGATGAAGCTGGCCGGGATTGAAGGCGAGATCAAGTGGTCATATATGACCGCTGCCTCGTTCGGGCCGTGGAAGGTCGACACACACCCAGACGGCACGGCGTCGCTCACGGGCGGCGTCGTGTCGTTTGATCCGTATCGGGTGTCGCAGGCACCCCTGAAGGCGCGACTCTGGATCGGCAATCACACCCAGACGCGCCCCGTCGTCACCCTGCAGATTACGGCCGAGTCGATCACCGCGACGCTCGGGCCGTCGGAGAGCAAATGAAGAAGCACACGACTCAGGAACACGGCAACAGCAGCTGGTTTACGAAGCCCTCGACGACGCGACTGTCGCTGCCTGATCTGGCCGGCATGGATCAGGATCAGTGGATCGACGTCAAGCACGAACTCTCGGCCGGCGAGCAGCGCGCAGCGATGGCGCGCACGGTGCATTCGATTCGCGCGGATGGACGCATCGAACCCAACCTCGAGCAGGTCGGCGTGGCCGAAGTGCTGGCCTACCTGGTCGACTGGTCGCTGCGGGATGAGCAGGGCAAGTCGGTGCCGTTGAACGAAAGCGCTCTCAAGGCGCTGCGCGTCGACGCGGCGCGCGCGATTGAAGACACCGTGCGCGCGCATGTCGCGGCGGTCGCGGAGGCCGCAAAAAAAGCGAGCACCGGCACTACGTCACTCTTGGTCTGAGGGTCTGTCGCATCATGCGATGGTCGTGGGCCGAGTTTGAGGCGGTGCCGGTCAGTGTGTTGACTGTGCTGCTAGACGAACTGCAGCGCGAATCGGAAGCGAGAGACTAGAGTGGCTGTCACCGCAAAGTTCCAGGCCGACTTCAGCGACTTCCTGCGCGCCGTCAAGGCCGCAGATGGAAGCCTCGAGGCATTGCAGTCGGCGGCTGGCAGCACGACGTCCAGCGTCCAGCGTCTGGCGAATAGCTTCAGCGGCGAAACGCTGATCCGTCGGGCCACGGACGCGGTCGAGTCGATCAAGCTGATCGGCGGCGTCAGCAAGCTGAGCGACAGCGAAGTCAGCAAGCTCTCAGCGGAGATGGAACGCGCGGTCGACAAGATGCAGCGCATGGGCGTGGCCGTGCCGACGACCGTGGGCGCGCTGCGATCTGAACTGACCGATCGCCTGCCAGCCGCCGCCGAAAAGAGCACCGGCGCGATGGCGAAACTGGGGCAAGGCTTCACCCAGGCGTTCGCCGCCTTTACCGTGGCCGGCCTGGCCGAGCGTGCCATCAGTCAGTTGATCAGCGTCGGCGGCCAGGCGCTCCAGGCGGCAGGCGACATTGCCGACTTGGCCGACAAGACGGGTCTCTCGGTCTCGACCCTGCAGGAGATGTCGTTCGTGGCCGGCCAGACCGGCACGACGATTGAGGCACTGAGTAAGGCCGCACTCGACCTGGGCATCCGGCTCGGCAAGGGCGGCAAGGGTGTCGCCGAGGCCGTCAGCGAACTCGGTCTCGAGCTGCAGACGCTGCAGGGCTTGTCCCCTGACGATCAGTTCCGAGAGATTGCGCGAGCCGTCGGCGAGATTGAGTCGCCGCAGGATCGAGCCAGGATCGCGGTCGAGCTGTTCGGCAAGTCTGGCAAGGAAATCTTAGCGGCGATCGAGCAAGGTTACGACCGTCTCGCAGCGGCGGCGCCGCGCATGTCGGACAAGAACGTCGAGTCACTCGATCGCATCGGTGATCACTGGTCGCTGCTGAAAGACGGCAGCGTCACCGCGATCGGCGCGATGATTGCCGCGACTTTCCGATTCGGCGAGACCATCTCGAATGTCTTGACCTTGGGTCAATACGCGACCGCAGTCGAGGGGATAGCCAATTCTGCGGTCAATGCTGCCGGCAAAATTGAAAAGGTGACGCAAGTCACCGACGACTATGTCGGCGTCTACCTCGAAGCGTTACAGGTCACGAACAAGCTGACCAAGGAGCAAGTGTTTCAGATCGCCTCAGGCGAGCGCATGGGCGCGACGATGGAGCAGTTGACCGAGAAGTTCGGCCTGAGCGAACAGGTGATCAAGCTCGCGACCGAACGCTATAAGGCGCTGACCGACGCGCAAAAGAAATCAGAAGAGCAAACCGCCAAGGCGGCTGCGACGCAGAAGAAGTTCCTCGACTCGATCGGCGATCTGCGGGTCTGGGTCGAGTATAAGCAAGGCGTCCAGGACTCCGGCGAGGCGCTTCAAAATCTGTCCAAAGGTCTGGAGGCGAACGGCAACCTGATGTCCCGCTCGAATAAAGAGGCAGGGATCGCTCAGGCAGAGGCGCAGAAATTAGCGGAAGAGTTCACCGGCAAATTAGTGCCGGCGATCAAGGCCGTCTCGACTGCCTTAGAGAAACCGCCCGACCTAGCGGCGTTCAAGGGCGCCGTGTCGCAGCTCGGGCCGACGATTCTCGGGGCGCTGCAGGGCGGCGGCGACGTGGTCAAGTCGATCGCGGGTTCGCTCGGCCAGGGTCTCGGCACCGACCTGGTGACCAAGTTCGGTGGGTCGATTCTCTCCAAGCTCGGCCCGACGCTCGGCGGGGCGGTCAACAGCCTGATCCCAGGCGTCGGCGCGCTGCTCGGGCCGTTGATGAGTGCGGTCGCCGGCAAGCTCAAAGGACTCTTTACCGATACGCTGAAGAAGGAAGTCGAAGCGTCGAACAAGGAAATCGACAAGCTCAAGGATGCCTTATTCAAGTCGTTCGGGCCGCT